TAACCTTCAAAGTTTTTTGACTTAATTGATGCAATGATTTCTGCATCTAAGTCTTTGACTGTGCTACCGATGTCTGCTAGATATCCTTCGTCAACTTGACGTGCGGCCTTTTTAATTTTGTTTTGGATTTGGTCTCTAGCACATACACTAGGTAGACAAGCCACATAGCCAAGCTGATTAGATTTAACCGTTTCACTAGATAGAATCGAATTGATTGTAGTTAAGAATTCGTTGTCTCCTTCGATAGCAGAAAACAATAATCGCTTGTAGTACAATCTAATGCTGTCAGCTTGGGCAGTATCCTCGGGCAATACTCGCAATGGCATTGGAGCTTCTTTAGGATCACTAGTCCAATAGGCCGGATCTAGCGTACACAACATTACAATCTTATTAGGTTGTTTAGAATACATATACACTCCGTCCTCTGCATAAACAGCTTCGGAATCTTTAATATATGCACCATGTACTCGCTGAGCCGCACAGGCCAGCTCTAAAACTTGTTGGGTAGGAAACTCTCTAACGGACATATCGCTCTCTGTGTATGAGTTAATATACTTTGTATTTTACAGGAAAACTACATCTGTGTCAATCTTTTTCAAACGTATATAGATCTTTTTGGTTAAACTTTTGAGTACCGGATCCGAAGTATTTTGGAATTCTCCTACATACATGCTCAAACAAGGGCTGACAAATTGTTGGTTCAATTTAAAACGGCTAAGTGTATTAACATTAGTTAGATAACGAAGAGCCCGAATTTTACCCAAACTACGAACAAGTTCAGTAGCGATACTAATCGAGTAAGCATCGATCTCATCCGGATCTGCTAGATATTCTTTATGCCCAGTACCACGTTCCGGACCAATCTTAAACTTACGTTTTCTGTAATGTCGTTGGTGCCTTAGTTCGTGTACAACTGTATCAAATACCTGTGTCAGCACTAGGGTAGAATCTATAGGATACCATAACAGTTCTTTTGGAAAGTTATGTGTTACGATCAATTCAATCGGGCATTCATTTTCTTGATCGTCTTCTGGATCATAAAATCCATTTACATAGATACAATCTTCATTAAGAGTTTTATCTCTCTTTGCAGATATCTTTATTTGTATATTGCTTGATTTAAACTCACGCCTAACACAATTTATCAGCTGTTGGAAATTTAGGCCTTGCTTTGTGCTAGTCCTTACATTATTACAGATAGCACAAACGAGTTCCATTATTGAGTTCATAGTCTATAAGTTATTCTGCCCTTGCTTAGGTCATAAGCACTGACTTCAATTTTAACCGAGTCGCCTTGAATGATTCTAATCTTGTGTTGTTTTAACTTGCCGCCCATATAACATAACAGTAAGGTTGGCATGTTTTCTACTTTGACCCTAAACATGTTAGCTGGCAATACTTCATCAACCACTCCTGTTAGTTCTAGTATATTATCTTTGTTACTCATAATTTTTTGATAACAATAGCTCCATCCTCAATTTCTATGTCAAGGGTATCACCCTCTTTCCATCCAGTGTGTTCAATGATTTCTGGGGGTATTTTCATAATGACATTATCCGGATCGCCGGGTATGTCTTCAAAAATATCTTCTACTTTAAATGTTAATTTTTCCATACTATTATTTAATCTGTTATTAATCATCATTCCACGGAACCGGCCTCCAGCCTAACCGATTTAGATCCAGTTCAATTTCTTCAGTTACAGTGCCTTCTGGTACATATTCACTTGCTGGGCGAGAGTCTAATCCGTAACCGTCATCATCGTTGCCAATACCGCTACAGTACCAATCAATGTAGTCGCCTTGCTCACGCATGTCAGCCACAATGCCACCACTATGACGCCAGCTGGCTGACCATAGTTCGCCCTTTAACTCTTGCCAAAACTCTCTGCTTTGCCATTGCATATTGCACATGGCCGCATATAAGTTTTGGGCATAACTATCGCTAGCTTTGACTTTGTCGCATAGTTCCTTTGAACTACGCAAATCATACTCCATGTTGTTTTTTTGCCACTCAGGATCGTGTATCTTGTTAGCATCATCGATCTTAATCTGTTCCCACATTTCGATGTATGCTTGATCGGGCTCTTCGCCTTCTTCTTTCGCACGTCTGATTGCTCCTTCTACTTGGAAGGTATTACGTTCAGGACTTGATGCTACTTTTTTCATTTGATTAGTCGGTTGTTAAAATGGTGTAGACGGCAGGATTCGAACCTGCAAAGGCGCCCAATGGGCTAGCCCAATTCCCTCCGTTCAGCTGGGGGTCAGCTTACTAGGAGGAGGTATACCATGTTCCACTCACGTCTACCAGTTAATTATACATTCGCACTTAAATACTGTCAATGCAATTTTCAACCATACCATTCGAAAAGATTACACATTTTGGACAGCAAACAATGCTGGATCGTCCATTATTTAACGTCAGTTGGATACTAGGGAGATTTTGTAATTACAAATGTAGTTACTGTTGGCCTTATGCTCGCAGTGACAAGATGGATTACCAAACCTTAGATGTATACAAGTCTACCATAGATGAGATAAAACATCAAGCTCGTCAAAATGGGTTTAGCCAATTCCATTGGAGTTTCAGCGGTGGTGAACCGACAGCATATAAACAATTTCCACAATTGATAAAACACTTGGACGAAACTCAAAGCTCTTACCAAAGTATCCATATGACCACTAATCTGAGTCCTGGGTTGGCATGGTGGCGCAATTGGCACAACATAACTTGTTTGTTACAGCGCAGAAGCATCACAGCCAGTTACCACGCAGAGTTTGCCAAGGAGCAGGAGTTCAGTGACAAGTGTCTCCAACTGAAGGAGGACCTGGTCCATGTCACAATTAACCAAGTGATGGTGCCCGGGCAGTTTTATGAAACACTGGAACGTTGTGAGCGATTTCGTAAACTCGGAATTAATGTAACCCTTAAACCGCAAAGCAATGATTCTGCCTCTGCTATTGTAGAAGGCTATACTCCTGAAATGATTAAGATCATGCAGGATGATTTTGAACAACAAGAAGGTTTTCAGATTAGACTTGATGATGGATCACAAGACTATTATATAGATCAAGCAGAAAGATTTAATGCGTTAGGATTTAATAGTTTTACCAATTGGACTTGCAATAGCGGATATCAAAGTGTTATAATAAGAGGTAACGAAGTTAAGAGAGCATACAGTTGTAAAGATGAACCATTAGGTACTATAGAAAACTTTAGTTTATTTTCTGCTCCTAAACGTTGCACAACAGAAAGGTGTGTCAGCAGTGCTGACAGCAAAATACCAAAATGCAAAGATTAATTGCGTTCGGATGTTCGCTAACATATGGCCATGGATTGCCGGATTGCTTTATCCCGCCTAACCAACCAGGTGATACCCATAGCAAATTAGGTTGGTCTTCCATTGTTGCAAAATACATGCACAGAGATTGTATTAATCTATCTTCACCCGGAGCCAGCAATAAAAGAATCTGGCACACTATAACTAATTTTGAATATGAAGAAACTGATGTTGTATTCATATTATGGAGTTTTAGTGAAAGGTCGGCCATTATTAAATATCAAAATATTATTGATATCGGGCCATGGAATGACCAGCTGTACTATAAACACTATGAAGATACACACGACAGTATAATAATGTCTAGACTATTTGTTAGTCATGCTAATATGTTCTTAGAATCAAAACATATCAAAGTTTATAATATTATTCCTGGAAAACAAGAATTACCTATACTGCGATTTAATGATACCGTTATTAATCACATACCGGTTTATATAACTAAGATGAGAGAAAATTATCCATTGGCATTAGATAAAAGACATCCTGGAATTGAATGTCAGGAAACTTATAGCAAAGAAATATTAAATCATCTTGACATCCAAAATGATTTACCTATTCATAAACCATTTAATTTGTTTGGAAAAATAAAACAATATATACAATTTACAAGGAACTACTAATGTTAATAGACACAGAACATGTCCACCATTGGATGCAGGCCATTCGCCAAAGTACAAATCCCATGCGTACAATGGATGCATTCTGGTCTGGCCAACTTAAAAGTAAAGAATGGTTAATTGAAGCACTGAGTATGCAAATCTCAATTAAGGAAGATCCGGTCAGTATCGAAATACACGGCGGGTGGGTAGGTGTGCTGGCCAGTATGCTGTTTCAAAGTAGTATTCCTATTAAAAGAATTTACAGCCTTGACATTGATCCTAATTGCGAGCATATTGCGACCATCATGAACAAGGTCGAAGAGATGCAGGGTAGATTCCAAGCTAGCACCGGCGACATGTGTAATCTAATATCGTTTGTTGATGTTGTGATTAATACCAGTTGTGAACATATAACACAAGAGCAGTACGAAGTATGGCTGGATAAACGCCAGACCAATCAACTATTAGTATTGCAAAGTAATAACTATAAAATAGAAGAGCATATCCGAACAGCCGATAGCCTAGAAGAATTTAAAGAACAATCAAAAATTAATGTAGAGTGGGCAGGAGAACTAGTATTGCCCTTGTACACACGTTGGATGATCATAGGGAGAAAAACATGACACACCGTATTTTAATAATGGGACTGCCGGGCGCAGGTAAGACAACATTAGCAACTGCGCTAACGGCAAAATTAAATGCCACACATTATAATGCTGATGCAGTTCGCGCACAATTTAATGATTGGGATTTTAGTCACGAAGGACGTATTCGTCAAAGCAAACGTATGCGAGAACTAGCAGATTCTAGCACTACTCAATTTGCCATTGCTGACTTTGTTGCACCTTTAGTCGAAATGCGCAACAACTACAAAGCAGATTGGATCGTCTGGGTGGACACTATCCGCGAAGGTCGCTATGCTGATACTAATGCCATGTTCCAGGAACCTGAAGTGTATGACTTCCGTATCACAGAACAAGATGCAGAAAAATGGGCTGACTTTATTGCTGATCATATTATTGATAATCGACGTCGTCCTGTATTTGATTGGAAGAAAGAAACGGTCCAGATGCTGGGTCGTTGGCAACCCTGGCATGACGGGCATCGTGCGCTGTTTGAGCGCCTCTTGGCCAAGACTGGACAAGTCATCATCCAAGTGCGAGATGTACAAGGGTGGCAAGGCAGTAACCCGTTTGAAGTAGACAAGGTTAAAAGTTTTATCAAACGTGACTTAGATCCACTGTACCAAGGACAATATGACATACAGGTCGTACCTAACATTGTACATATTGGTTGGGGTCGTGGCGTAGGATATACTAGTGGTGAGGAAACATTTGATGACAATGTCACTGATATCAGTGCTACTAAAATACGCAAAGAATTAGGATTAAAATAATGTTTCGCTTCAACGAGTTATTAGAAGTACATTTAGAGATTACCAACAACTGTCAAGCCAGTTGTCCCATGTGTTCTCGCAATCGTAATGGAGGTATGGATAATCCTTTGATAAAATTAAATGATTGGTCTTTGGAAGATTTTAAAACTATCATGACTCCAGAAGTTCTTAATCAAGTAAACGGTTTTTTCTTTTGTGGAAATTTTGGGGATCCTATATTAAACAAACAACTGATCGACATGTGCAGATATGCTACAGAGATCAACCCCGATCTCAACGTGCGTATACACA